GCTACATCACGTTGCCGCTTCTGCATATCAGCGATGATGGATGTGGCTTTATCGCGCTGCTCTTTGTAGGCGATGGCGTTATCACGGTAATGATTAACAGCCCATGAAAGGCAGACGATGAGGCAGATGACCAGAACGTAGATAATCGCGGTTACTCTGCTCATTGTTGCCCCCACAAACAGACTTCACGCTCAATCTCGCGGCGAGTCATCAGCCCTTTCCATTGCTTACCGCCAGCGTATGTCCAGCGCCGTAGCTGATCACATGCGCCTTTGATATCGCCCTGGTTTATTTTGCGAAGAAGCGTCGATGTTCTGAAATTGCCAGCGCCCACGTTGTAAACGAACGAGTAAAGAGCGCCGCGCGTTGTTTCCGGTATATCGACGTTGATGTACGGGTTAATTTGTCTGGCGACCGTGGCAAGGTCTTTATTCAGGAGGGCTTTGCATTCTGCTTCGGTATACGTTTTACCGGGCATGATGTCTTTTCCGGTGTGTCCGTGACATACAGTCCATACGCCAACGATATCTTTGTATGGTATGTAGCTGACACCTTCCAGGCCATCGTCACCACTCGGACCAGTGATGAGCACAGACGCTATGGCAACAGCCCCACCACCAATAGCAGCAGCAACGGCTTTTCGTAATGATGGAGGCATTATTCACCTCTCGCAGCCTTGCGCTTATCTTCTTTAATCTTGAAATAAAGGTTTGTCAGATACGTCAGCAGGCCAAACAGCAGACTCCCCAGCACACCTATTGCCACCCACTGGGACGGAGAGACTTTGTCCAGCAGCTGCAGTAACCAGTATCCCGTCCCCACCGCTGACGTGGTGTATGACACACCTGTTGTGATTTTTTCCATCTGATGTATGTCTCCGTCACCGCCGACAGAAAATGAAAGTAAAGAAAAACAAAAAAGCCGCCAGTGTCACCCACTGACGGCCAACGCCGAGAGCCGTGATTATGGCATTCAGGCTCTGCTAAAAATGCCAGATAACATTCCGGCCAACCCCTGATTCAGGTTATAAATGACACAATATCTTGACAACATCCGTCACTGTCTGTCAGAAAATGTACTGCCAAGTATAAGTATCATGTGAAGTACATCTACCCGTTTTAGCCAGCGTCCTTCAGAGTGGGCGCTGGCTTTTTTTATATTGCTGCCGGTGCATTTACTCCAGCACCAGACTTTCTATCTCAACGCCATACGCTGCATTTTTTGTAACATCCGTCAGCGTCAGCGCATTCAGTCCCAGTGTCAGACTGTCTTTTATAACCTGGAATGCCGGGCCAGCCACTCCATTCAGTTTCGGAGTAACCGTGGCACTGCCGGCGGTGAACACCAGCTCCAGCGTCTGCCAGTCGTTACCGTAATCGCCGAACTCCCCCAGCTTCGTGTTTCCGGCTTTCCTGTGATGCATCAGATTCACTCTGCCGTCAGTGGTCTGAGTGAAGTAAGACATCAGGAACGGATTACCAGTACCCGTCATCGCCACATCATCAGGAACGGGAGCGTCCGTATACAGATAAATCCCCAGCCCGAACTGATTGTTGGTCAGTGCGCCTGAGAGGCGGAACTTACAGGTCAGTCTGCCGCCCTGTGTCAGCAGGGTAATTGCGTCATCCACCGGATGCATCAGGGACCAGGTTTTATTGCTCTGCTTGGTGATCTTAAATACACCATCTGACAACTGAATTCCGCCATTCTTAATGCTCCAGCCCTGCGCAGCAGCATCTCCGGCTGTCGGCAACAGGGAGATTGTGCGTACGGATGCATCTTCAGACGGCCCCGATGGCGTGTCGCCGCCGGGCGAGGGTTTGATTTCCGGTGCCTTACCACTAATGAAGGCTAAGGTGCGACCGGCTACGTTCAGAATAGCAGTTGCCATACGATCGGGAATAATGCCACGACGCGCCCATGAGCTGAAATGCGTCGGGCGATTTGATGATACCCAGTTTTTGTTCGTTCGGGATGCCGAACCGTAATAACCAGACCCGGCAATATCAGGATCTTCTGACGGGTTGTTTGTCGGTGTATTAACTCCGCTACCATCGGTCATAAAGGGAACAAAATAAATCTGCTGGGATTCTTTACCTTTATATGCACCATATACCACTTCATATTGCGTACCGTGTTCTTGTTTCCACGCGTATGTCGTGTCGCCGCAAATCCAGGGGACTGATGCCGGACTTCCACCGTGACACTGCGCCGCCAGCCCGGCAAAGTCAGCACGGAACTGCTGTACCATTGCAAGAAATGCTGCTGGCTGCTGGGCGTAACTGGCATTCGTCATATCGAATTCCCCCTGCATCCAGCATATCGCCAGCAAAACGTTTTTCGGGTTTTTCTGCTATGCTGCCTTCGTGCGGAAAAAGCAGATCCTGATATAACGGCTTACCCACTCCCCAGCGAGCCGAATCCTGACTGGCCCCCGTGGACTCGCTGAATGTCCCCTCCGTGCCCTGGGTGAATGCCGAACCACCACGACAGCATGGTACCAGCAGGATCCCCGCATTATTAGGGATATACGGAAGCAGTTTTTTGGCAATATGTAAGCCCTGTCCGACACAGCCGTACTGCCCTTTGCTCAGGTCAGCCCGGGGATGGTTAATCGTACTCATATCCTGAACATCATGCAGACAATGGTCAGCCGGGATGATGTCGTTATACGTACAACTCTCTCCACCCGGAGTTACCGTGCTGCGGCGCGCCAGCTGTTTAATGCGCGGATCCGGAGCATCGTAAGAATCCGGTAACGGAAGCCCTTCACCGTAGGCCATGCCGTTGGACTGTCCGGCAAGCACAACCACGTAGAACCAGTCCGGCTCAGATGAAGGGCCGACCTGTGGATCTCCTTCAATAGCCACCGCCTGCATCAGTGTGTACGGCGTAATGGCAACCGGTCCGCCATATGGCTGCCAGCCCTCTTTCAGTTTGTGTGTCAGCTTTTCCGCAAGGTCTGACGGCGACGCCGCCCTGACAACATCATAGTGTTTAAATGCCATGAATCCTCCCGGCCGGGATAATATTGTGAGTAAAATGAGGAGCGGGCTGAAGTCCGGAAGTTACAGGACAATGGCAGAAGAGAGACAACAGCCCGCAATACGAAAAAGGCCGCGCTATTGCGCAGAGTGATTACTGTCGGATATTATTCGCCAGCTGAAATATTACTTCACGTTTTGTTGTTTATTCCTTGCCGCCCGCGTCTCCCAGCGCGGGCTTTTTTTGTCCATAAGAAAGCCCCTCCGGAGAGGGGCTGGAGAGTGGCGCTATGTGCCATTGCATGGTGCCGGGTGCCTCCCGGTGAATTCAGTACCAGCACCTGAATCCGCGATTATCCCATATACCTACTCGCTGATTGCCCCTCCGCACAGGGGGATTCACCATGCCAGTTTCTTTTAACAAACTCCCCGCAAAACAGACAACTGTCAACCGTCTGAATTGTGAGACATTTAAAAAAAGGCCCGCAAAAGCGAGCCGGGAAAAATAAGTCTGGCGCGTTGTACTGGATTCGAACCAGTGACCGATTGCTTAGAAGGCAATTGCTCTGTCCGGCTGAGCTAACAACGCAGGGTACAGATAATGGACCGCCATCGAGGACTCTAACCCCGCGCAACCAGCTTCGAAGGCTGGCGCTCTATCCCGATGAGCTAATGGCGGTATGTGATATGGTGGCCCTTGCTGGATTTGAACCAGCGACCTGGCGATTATGAGTCGCTCGCTCTCACCACTGAGCTAAAGGGCCGCGCGCAGAATAATAACGTTACGGAATTAATACTGCAATCTCATCCGTTTCAAACGATTAAATCCTGAACTTCCCTGACTGTCTGCTCAAAACGTCCGGTCTCCAGCTCAACACCAATCGCACGACGCCCCAGTGCCATCGCCGCTTTTACCGTTGAACCCGACCCCATGAAAAAATCCGCAACCAGATCACCAGGACGACTACTTGCGCTGATTATCTGCTGCAGCATTTCTGCCGGTTTTTCGCACGGATGTTTCCCTGGATAGTACTGCACCGGTTTATACGTCCACACATCGGTGTACGGCACCTGCACCGTCACACCGAAATACCGCCGCAAATTTTTATATTCACTCAGCAGTTCCATATACTGCCGGTTCAGCTCACTGTATGTGCTGACCAGCTGGTGGTGTGGCTTTTCCAGTTCCCCGCGCTGATGTTTCTCTTCTGCCACCCGGGCAAACAGCGACTGTAATTTCAGATAATCGCTTTCGTTCGGTAGCTGCCACTGACTGGCACTGAACCAGTGCGGCACCATGTTTTTCTTTCCTGTGGCATCTGCAATCTGTTTTGCCGTTATCCCCAGGGCAGCGCGCGCATCACGAAAGTAAGCAATCAGCGGGGCCATCACATGCTGTTTCAGTGCCCTGCCCTTCGCCTCATACCCGGCATCTTTCGGACGATACGGCCCCTGATAATGTTCCGCGAACAGAATGCGCTCTGTGGCGGGGAAATACGCCCGCAGGCTTTCCTTGTTGCATCCGTTCCAGCGTCCGGACGGCTTCGCCCAGATAATATGGTTCAGCACACTGAAGCGTTCACGCATCATGATTTCAATGTCAGATGCCAGGCGATGGCCACAGAACAGGTAAAGACTTCCGGCAGGTTTCAGCACCCGCCAGAACTGCGCCAGACACTGGTCCTGCCACTTCAGGTAATCATCGTCGCCCTTCCACTGGTTATCCCAGCCCTCGGGCTTCACTTTAAAGTACGGCGGGTCCGTGACTATCAGGTCAACAGAATTTTCGGGTAACGACCGGATAAATTCCAGGCAGTCGGCGTTGACTAACTCACAACTGGATATTTTTACAGTATTAAGCATGGATCATTAAGCCTGTCTCTGATAGGCTCATTCTGCTTTTGCGCAAAGCAGTGGGCCTGAGGTTTGCTTGTGATCCGGACGCATGAGCGGATGGCTGGTGAGTGCCCCTAACACCCACCAGTCG